GAGATGTTTATGATAAACTTCAAGAGCTTCAAGGAGCTCAGCATCCTGATTGGCCTAAAGTAGGTACTGAACAAGATGGTTATAGATATAAAGGTGGAAATCCAGCAGACCCTGCAAGTTGGGAGGAGATTAAATAATGAAGCCAACAATAGAAAATCTAAAAGACACATTTAAATATAGTTATGAAGCTTTTGAAGACTCGAGAAAAGAGGCTTTAAGAACTTTAGACTATTATCATAATAGACACTATACTAAGGAACAATTGCATACTCTAGGACTTAGAGGGCAGCCTGCTGAGACATTTAATGTTATAAAGCTATTTGGTAGAATGTTATTAGGTTACTATTCTACTATAGTTAATAGTATTAAAGTTAATCCAGCTAAGGAAGATAGTATTATAACTGCTCAAGTATTACAAGATGCTGCAGACTATGTATTTAGAACTAATAACTTTAACTCAGAAGGAGATAAGATAAAACTAGATTGTATTCTTACTGGGTTAATGTGTAGCTATACTGATGTGGTTAAAACTGGAGAAACTGACCAATTCGGTAGGCCTAAGTATAAAATAAATATCCACCACGTTCCTAGCTTAGAAATAGTTATTGACCCTATGAGTAGATTAGATGACTATTCAGATGCTAGGTTTATACATAGATTTAAATGGATAGCTGAAGAGGAAGTTGATAGATTATTTGGTAAAGCTAAGAGAGAAGAGTTAGACGCTTATCATAATCACTTAAATATAGATGAGGCTGATTTTAGCTATGTTTACAATAGTGAATTTCAAGGACAATATAAAAGATTTGATAACTATTTAATAGTACATAGTATCGTTAAAGATAATGAAAGAGCTTGGAGTGTTTATTGGAGTGGCGATACTATACTTAGTAAGAAAGAAGTAACTTATAAAGAAGTTAAAAATCCTTATAGGGTACAGAAGCTAAACACTAGTAACAGAGCTGAATTTTATGGTATGTTTAGAGAAATCTTAGAAACTCAAAATGCTATAAATCAAGCGTTACTTAAAATTCAACTAATGGTTAATACTCAAAAGGCATTCGTAGAAGATGGAGCAGTTGATGATTTACGAGATTTTGCTGACCAATTCAATAGAGTAAATGCAATCATTCCTGTTAAAGATTTAGCAGGTATTAGAATAGAGAATTTAACTAGGGAAGTTATAGACCAGTATACTGTTATAGATAAAGCACTAGATAGAATACAAAGAGTACTTAGTATTAATGATAGTTTCTTAGGTATGGCATATGCTAGTGACTCAGGAGCTAAGGTAAAACTTCAACAAAATGCTTCAGCTGTAGCGCAAAGATATAGTACTGCTAAAATAGAGCAATTCTATAGACTATTAGGTTGGGATGTAGTTAACTTAATTAAACAATACTTTACTGCTCACGATGTTATTAGAGTTAGTGATAACTACCAGGGGCATAAATGGGTAGAATTAAATAAGCCACTAGAATTACCAACAGGGCAAATTGACCCTAATACAGGACAACAAATGACTAGGTTGGTATTTGAAGAAGTTAATGACCCAGCTACTGGTGAGCCTATGAAAGATGAGAATGGTAATCTAGTTATGGCACCAATACCAACTTTAGATACTGATATAGCATTTACTAAAGCAGATATAGAAATAGATACTGTTAGCTTCAATGAAGATGAGCAACAAAATCAAGCACTATTAGAGCAGTTTATTAATGGACCATTAGGTAATCTATTAAGTCAAGTAAATCCTGCTGGATACTTCCAAGCCGGTAGTCTAAGTGTTAAAAATACTAAGTCTAAATATAGTTTAGAGTTGGCTGCAATACTTGACCAAACTGCTCAAATGATGACAGGACAACAGCAACAAGCTATGCAAATGGGTATGCTAGATGGACAAATGGGGCAAAATCAAGCTATGAATAATAATGCAGGTAGAGCAATGATAGGAGGAGAATAATGAAACCTTGGGAAAAATATAGTACTTCAATAAAGCCTTGGGAGCGATATAGTGCTCCTAAGAGTGATACAACAACTAGTAGTTCGGATTGGCCATCTATGGATAATATAGTTAAGGGTAATGAGATGCAAGTAATAAAAGGGCCTGAAGATGCGCCAATAGAACCTTCACTACCTGTAATTGGTGGAGTACAATCGACAGTAGCTAATTTAGCTGGTGAAGCTGCAGCTAACTTAGCTATGGAGAGTACTTCACAAGTTATTGAAGGTACCGATTTTCAAAAAGAGCATCCAACTCTAGCTAAAGGTTTAGAAATAGGTACAGGGCTAGCAGCAGCTATAGCTACAGGAGGCCCTAAGAATGTTAATCATTTTGAGGATTTTGGTAGTATGTCTGATGATGCTATACAAGCAGTAGCTGATGATTTAGCGGACCCTATATCTAATAAAGGCTTAAGAAGTATTGCTAAATTAGTTGCACATAAAGAGGGAACTAGCCCTGAGGAAGTATTAAAGAGAGTTGAGCATTTACCAACCGTAGAAGATAAAACTATAGGTTTAGCTATGGGAACAAGTGATAAGAAATTTATTAATCATTTTAAAGAGGCTATAAGAGATAATGATATTCTTACTAGTCATTTTCAAGATGAAGTAATAACTAGAAAAGATATTATAGCATCTTTAGGACAGCATAAAGAAGAGTTAAAAGAAGCTTCTAAAAAATGGGATGAAATGCTGGATTTAGTTAATAAGGAGCCTGTATCATATTCATTAGAGGGTATAGCTAAAGATGTAGATTATATAGATACTCTATATGGCACAATGGGAGGTAAATCAGCCACTACAATAAATAAACTTAAAAAGGCTGCTGAAGAAGGTGCTACTATAACATTAGGTGATGCATTAGAACTAAGAAAAGGAGTTAATAGATTAATTAGAAAAGCTCCTACAGGCACTAGTGATATAGAAAGATTGAAAAATCTTAATAAGAAGATTGAGAGTTTTATAAACACAGTAACTAAAGATAAACCTGAGCTTAAAACTTTGATAGATAAAACTACTGAATACTATGCGAGAGTTATTAATAATGTAAGATTAACTGGAGCTGTAAAATCTTCAACAACATTTAAGCATGGAGAAGGTGCTCTTGATTATACTAAGTTATTAGATAAAATAGATAAGCTTGGGCTTAAATCTCCAGAAGTTGCTAAGGCAGTTGATATAGCTAAAAAATTTGAGAATAAATATAAACTGGATAAATACTTGGGAGATATTATAGTTCCTAAAGGTGCAGGCCCTGGTGGATTTGGTTATGTTGGTTATGGTTCTATACTTAGATGGCTAATGGACCATACTCCTTATAATAGATTTTTTAATAGAAGTAGATTTAAATCTTTAGCTATACAAGAAAATCTTAGAAAAGCTATTGAGAAATCTAAGACTATATGGGACTTCTTAGATAGAGTTAAAGCTGATGCTAAAGTGCCTAATGATATGAAAGCTGAGTTAGAGACTATATTAAATGATGCTAAGCGAGCTATGGAAGTTAAGAAGATTGAATACAAGCCTGGTACTATACCTTTATATGCTACTAAAGAAGGTACTATAGGTAAAGATGCTTCTAAAGTTAATTTAGTTCAAGCTCAAAAGAATATGGTTAGAGATGCTTTAGATAAAGGCTATAATGATAATGTAGTTGAGGCAGCTCATAAGAATTTATTCAAGACTAAAAGAATAGATAATATAGTTAATAATGTTAGAACTAAGCTTAAAGCTGATGATAAAGCTCATAATATTAGGGTAGTTAAAAATATTATAACTAGTGAAGCCAAAGCATTAATAAAGAAAATTGAAAACGATGTTGGAGTTAAGATGCCAACTAGTGAGGCTGAAAAACTAATAAAAATGAAGCTAGATGATATGATGAAGGATTGTAAATGAAATGTAATAAATTACTAAAGGAAGCACTAGAATTAAAAGCAATATTAGAGACAAAAGATTTTAGTAAATTTAGTAATATATTCTCTGAAGGTTCTTACATAAAGCCTTCAGAATTTCGTAAATATAAACCTAAAGTAAGTGATGAAAAAGATTTGGGGATTTTACTAGCTAGGCAGGTTAAGCCAGCTCAAAGTGGAGATTTTGAAACACATGAGAGCTTACTAAATTTTTATAAAGATTATAGAAAATATTTAGATGGAGAATTAAGCGAACAGCAAATAAGAAATAAATATAGAACTGATGGGCAACATTTACAAGATTTTGCAACTGACTATGCTGATGGAGTATCTGGAAGTGATATTAATAAAGCACACTATAAATTAAGTGTTATTATAGATAAACCTTTATATGTAACTAAAAGTTATATACATGATACACCTGGATTGGTTTCTACTTTTGCAGTAGACCCTAAGAATATTAAGAGCTTTGGGGATATAAAAGATACAGTATTATATAAGTTAGACCCTGGTACTCGAGTTACATTTGTAGATAGAGGCAAAGAAGCCTATGAAGGTAAATACGGGTCTCATGAGGAAGTAGTATTAGATAATAACTATCTAATAAACTCTAATAATAAGATAACAGCTAGTGAATATGAAGATTTACTTAATAAGCTAAAAGATATATTAGGGCCAGATAATAAAATATTTACTACTTTAACTATATTAGGATTAATAGAGATGATTAAGTCTGCTAAGAATGAAGGAGAATTATAGATGAAATGTAACAAATTACTAAAGGAAGCACTAGATAGTATAGGTATAGAATTTACTTATAAGTTAGATGATACTCTAAATAGTCTTAGCCCTAAGCAGAAGTTTAGTGCTAAGCAATTGGAAGGGTTCCTTAAAAAGAAAGGAGTTAGCCCTAGAGAAATAGCACAATCAGGTATATTTAAAGGTAGTGATGATAGTATTGTTATGACTGTTGGAGAATGGCAAGATAGAATAAATAGGCTAGGTAATTCTCACCATATAAATAGAATTGAAGGTTCTGGTGAATATAAAGATATTACACTAAGTAAGAAAGGTGGAGAAACTCCTACTTATAAAGAAACACTTAGTGTTATAAATAAGCCTCGGGAGAATGCTCCGAGTATGCCACACTTTAGTAAAGAACTAGGTGATTATAATACTAATGCTAATAAAAATCTTGGTTCTGATTTAGAGGCTGAACTAGAAAGTATAAGAAAAGAGAAAGCTAGTAT